TCTCCGGGGAAATTTGGACTCGGATGTACTCGCGGTCGAGCGAGGCGCAGGCCTGTTCGACCATCATGGTCTTGCCATTGCCTGACAAGCCAGCGATATAGATCGGATAGAAAGTTTTGGACTTGATGATCTGAGCCACGTCAGAATACGCACCCCACGGCACATAAGTCTCGTCCTGAAGGGGAACGTACGAGTCCTCGTTGATTGTGGAGGAGATCGCAGCCGAAAGCTTGAGGACGGGAGAAGCTACGGCCTGAGGCTTCGTGGGAAGCGGCTCGGTAGACTTCTTGATGACTCGAGTTAGGTCGTAAAGGCCACGAGAAACCTTGAACTCGTCGCCGATGAGCTCGGCGGCGCCCTTGAAGCCGAAGCCGAGCTCAACAGCTACGTCATCGATTTGCTTGCGGCGGAACTGAACTTGGTCAGGGTACTTCTCGGACAGAACCGAGATAATCTTGAGGGATATGTCTTTCATGATCTAAGAAGAAATCAAACTACGCAGACATTGTACACTATTTCGCGGCTCTCGTACACAGATTTGTTGCGCTCTAACTTGTTGGTGTTCTAGATACTTAGGCAACAGCCTCGGAGAACTTCGTCACGAAGATGCGATTGCCCTTCTTAGCAGAGGAGAAGTTCTTGAACTGACGAGCGATCTTGCTGCGAGTCATGTCGGGCGTGACCTCGAGCTCTTCGTCCTCGATGTCGAGGTCATTGCCAGATCCTACGATGAAGAAGCTGTCGTAGCCATAGGCACCAGGAAGTGAGAGGAAGCCGTCGTCCTTGTAGGACTGCTCGTACTTCGGCATCAGCGTGTTCCAATTCTTCATGCGGCGGATGGCCGTAGCGATCGTGCTGTTGAGCACTCGCCGGCCGGCTGGGATAAAGAAGCCCATGGTGTCACATCCGGTCGTGAGCTTCAGATTTTCCATGAGTTTTTCCGTCATGGAGCCATGGTCTGCAGTGACGATCCGACCATGGATCTTGAAGGACATCTTGGCATAAAGCTGATAGCCAAAGGCATTGTTCTGAGTGATTCGACTCTCGGAGAGGCCGGCAGCAAGACCAGCACGAAGAGGATTGCCGGAGCCGTCGGTCAAGAAGATCGCCGTGACCTTGTCGAAGTTGTGCTGAGCGCGGAAATCCTTGACGATGTCGTGAGCGATGATGATCGTTTCGTTGAGAGGTGTACTGCCGAGATTCTCTACGCCAGCACGACAGGAATCGTCTCGGGTACGAAGCCACATACCGTAGATCGCATCGTTAAACTCATTCTTGCTAAGGTTGGAGTTGACCAGATCGAGGAGGATCGTATTAGATACGAGAACCTTGTCCGTGCTGCCCTTGATGATGGTGGCATACTCCACGGACTTCTGGCGACCAGATGCATCATTCGTGAAGCCGTACACCTTGAAAGGAATTCCGGCACGACGGCAGAAGAGAGCCATGTTGATGAGGTGCTTCAAGACGGATGGGAGCACTCGAACCATCGAGCCGGAATAGTCCACGAACATGACCATTCCGTGATTCTTAGCGTTGGCCAGCTTGGTGACGCTGAGGAACACATCGTCGCTGGTGCGATAGGAATGCAGGCGATTGAGGTCTAGCGAACCAGTCTTGGAAGTCGTGGCGCGAGAATACTGATGGGCAGACTTGCGGAGATCGAACTCCTTGACCATCATACCGATGACCTTCTGGTTAGCCTTGAGGAACTGAGAAAATTCGTCGCGGCAGCCAGGATTATTAAAAGCTGTGGAGAAATAAACCGACCGCATACGGCGCTGGTGTAGATCGGCGTACGGCATCACATTCTCCAGAGATTCAGCACGAGTCGGAGCTGTCGCAAATTGCGTGTGCAGAGTGTCCTTGGAGGTATCGACGAGCTTTTCCGTTTTTTGGTCGAAGTGGCGCTGAGTCGAGACGTCTAGGTTGGTGTTCGGATCAGCAAAGTCAGTCGGCTTGTCGGTGCTGCTAGAAGTACCTTCTTGGTCGGTTTTCTCGGCCTTGTCCTTGGCGCCGCTTGCGTCCTGAGGATCAGGCTTCTGAGAAGACTCCTCACCTTTCTCGTCAGAATCATTCTGCATCGAGTCGCCCTTCTCGGCGTCAGACGAAGAATCGTCCGAGTCATCCTCAGCGGAGGCCTCGGCGGTATCCTTAGAGGAATCTGAGCTCTGCTCCTGCTGGCTAGCTTGTTCGCCTTCGCTCTCCTCGCGGCTATCCCGAGGCTGCGGCTGCGGCGGCTGAGGAATCTGTCCGGGCTCCTGCTGCTTCGCGGCAGCCTCCTTGACGAACTTCTCGAGATCCAGGGCGGCCTGAACGACTTCATCCCACGTCTGCGCAGCTTCGATCTGAGCCTTGATCTTGAGCTCCTCAGAGCTGAAGTAGATGTCGATCAGGTTACGAAGCTTGAATTTGATGTTCAGCCGGTCAGGAAGATTGAGCTTGCCAGTACCGGTTTTGTTGATGCCGAAGAAATCCTCGGCGGCGAGGTCAGCATAGCCTCGAGCGAAGCAGGAGATCAGGCCGGGGTACTGGTTTTGGATCATCCGCTCGATGCGAACGTCTTCGACAAGGTTGATGTAATCCTGCCGAGCACCCCGCATATCCTTGTGGAAGTCAGGCGGAGTGAACAGGGCGTGACCAACCTCATGACCGACCAGCAGGTCGTACACGTCCTTGCCCTTGTTCTGCCAGATGGGGAGGCCAAGGGTGCGGGACTCTACGTCAAAGAAGGCGGTCTGAAAGTTGCCGTGCTGGATCGTGATGTTCTCCTTCGAGAGCAGTCGGGCCAGCGTGCCCTGTGCGGTGGAATTCATCATGACAGAATCCTAGCACGACCGGTGCTGGTGTAAATAACTCAGTTTGCTTTTGTTTGCAAACTGTTGACCATCAACAACTTAGACCTTATTTTTGTTTGATCTGAGAGAAGTTTTTGACCTTCTCAAACTCGATTTTGTTCGGGAACTTGCTGTCCAGAGCATCGGTCTTGTGAGAGATGATGAAGACTGAGGTACCGGCATCAAGGGTCTTCAGGATCTTCATGAGGTTCTCCACACCATCGGCATCCATCGAGGAATCAAATGTCTCGTCAAGAACCAGCAGGTTCGTGCTCACCGAGTTCTTCATCTTGGCAATCTGGCGCCAGGTGAAAAGGAGAGCCAGATCGATTCTCTGCTTCTCGCCCTCGGAGAAAGAGGGATACGAGAAATCATCACGGTACCGAGACTTGATCGTCTCCTCGAACGCTTCGTCCAAGTTGAACGAGACAAAGAAGTCGAGAGTCTGCAGGTACTGGTTGATGAGCTTGTTCATCACCGGCAAGTACTGACGAATGATCTTCGTCTTGATGCCGGTATCCTTCAGCATCTCGGACATTGCCTGGTTGTAGGCGCCCTGCTCGTAGTAGATTGATTTCTGCGTGGACAGGTTTTCCTTTAGGTCCAGGAGTTCCTCAAGCTTCTTCTCGGCCTCCTCGAGGCTGGCATCTTTCATCTCTGCATTTTCCTGCTGGAACTCAGAGATGTATTTGGTATGAAGTTGAATCTGAGAACGGTTAGTCCGAATGAGCTGTTGGATTTCGTCCAGACGGTTCATCGTGGTAGAGATCTCTCCGAGAGAATCTTCTACCTTCTTCAGTTCTTCTGCGAGTTTTGCCTGACCATCGGTCAATTCTCTGGCAGATTCTTTGCAGGCATGAAGCTTCTCGGCTTTGAATGCAGGAACGAGCATCTGCGAGCACGTGGGGCAGTTATCGTGGTTCTCGTAGAACTTTGCATCCTTGACCACCCTCTGCATGTTCGACTTGATCTGAGCCTGGTAAGAAAGCAACGCTTGTCTCTTTTCCTCGGTCTTCTTCAACGAAGAGCGTATGTCGTTTGGAACTCGATCGGCCTCTGCCTGAAGCTCTTCGTTCTTGGCCTGAAGTTGCTGAACGATCTGAGTATGTTCCTCAATCTTCTTCAGATTCTTCTTGACGTTATCCGCATTACGATGCTTGATCTCATCGATGAACTTATGTTGCATCGAGATCGTACGGTCGTTGACATCGGCCTCATGAGCAGTTGCTCCTAGCTTGTCCCGAAGCTGCGCAGACTTCTCCTTGAGAATCGTGTTCATCTTTGTAAACACATTGATGTCCAGCAGATCCTCAATCACTTCTCGCCGATGTTGGGCTGGAAGCTGCATGAACGGGATGAAGGACGAGGATCCCAGAACCACGATCTGGTGAAAAGACTTGTGGTTGAGCTTGAGTATGTTCTGCTCCAGAACCTTCTGGTAGTCCATCGCATGGGACTCCTGGTTCACCATCTTCCCATTCTGCCAGATCTCAAAGATGCTAGGCTTGATTCCACGCCGAACTAGAAACTCCGTTTTGCCTACAGTAAACGCAACCTCGACCTCGCAGTTCTTTCCATTGATCGAGTTGACCAACTGAGGTTTGTTGATGTCTCGGTGTGGCTTTCCGAAGAGAGCGAACGAGAGAGCATCGAGCATTGTGGACTTGCCTGCACCGTTTGGTCCGACCACTAGAGTGGACGAACGGTTGTCCAGGTTTATCTCGGTAAAGTCATCCCCCGTGGAGAGGAAGTTCTTCCACTTAATATGACGAAATGTAATTGCCATGCCTTAAACGGCCTCAAGATTTTGTGCCTCTGCGTACAGTTCGCGAAGCTTGATTTTAATCGTATCCTTGTTCAGTTCAGTTTCAACTGCATCAACATATGTATCCATCAGCGTGGCGGTATCGGTGATGGCATCAACGGCATCAGAGGAAATACGGTCTCCGCTGAATTCGTCATAGCTCTCGGCAATCTTCAGTTCGAATGGATCCTGCTTCTGCAGGCGATCAATGAATCTGTCAAACTTGAAGAAATCAGTCTTGTTGGCCACAACGACCTTGACGAACTTGCCCTTGGCATCAGTTATGTCAATGGTATCCGGATCGAGCCGAGCATCATTGTAGATGAACTTGCAGTAGATCTCATGAGGATTACGGATCTCGTGAAGTTCCCGTGTGGCCGTATCGAACACGTGGAAATACTTCCAGTCTCCTTCGTCTGCCCAGGTCATCTCGAACTGAGTTCCTAGATAGTGGATGTTGCCCTTCTTCGACTTGGTGTGGAAATGGCCTGACCAGACCTGCTCAAAGCGAGAGAACAGCGCAGGATCCATTCCGCCGTGAGACTGAACACCCTTCATCATATCGAAACCGTTCAACTCGAGGTGACCGCCGAGGATCGAGGCGTTGCAGGTCTCCACGAACTTCATCGACTCTGCGTAGTTCTCTGGATTGATCCATGGGAGAAGGGCCACGTTGCAGTCGTCATAGTTCATGACCTTTGGTTGCATCACGATGTTGACGTTCTCCAGGAAATATCCTAGAAGTTCTTTTAGCGAGCAGAGCTCATTGGTATTCTTGTAGACCACATCATGATTGCCTGGAATGATGTCCATCGTCATTCCAAGATCGCACATTGGTTCCAGGAACGTCTTGCGGTTATGGTTCAGCGCCTTGAAGTTGATGAACTTCCGATGATCGTAATAGTCCCCGAGATGCAGGATCTGCTTGATCCCATGCTTCTCGCAGTACGGGAAGAACACTTCGCCATAAAACTTGGCGAAGTAATCCAGGAAAACGTCGGAGGAATTACGAACTCCGCAATGCGTGTCGTTAAGGACGGCGATCAGCATACGAGCTCAAGCTGAGACTTTGACTTGTGTTTCTTTTTGAACTCTTTGATCTTCTTGTCCACTTCGTTCTTCCGATCGATGCGCTTCTTGAGGACATTGATGAAGCCAGAGTCCTGAATCATTGCTCCGCCGAATTCATCCTCGGTATTGGACATGAAGTCCTCCAGGCCAGCATGCTCGATGAACTTGAACTTGATGTCCTGCTGTTTCTTCTCCTTCATGATACGACGGATGAAGGCATAGTAACAGATCTGCGTGAAATACGCAAAGGCATTTGGGTAGCCTGTGCGAGTCGTGGCAGCGATGTTGTAATTCATGATGGCCTTGATGCAGTTCTCCACGGCATCCATGACCATTTCCTCACGGTAAGTGTAACGAATGAAATTGGGCTTGTGAGAAAGACCCTCGGCGATCTTGAGGAAGCAACGGCCGATGTACTCGGTAATCCGAGGAACTTCTTTTCCATCCTTCTCGGCAGCCCTTACTGCCTGTACGTACTCGAGAACAGCCTGCGAGAATTCGCGGTTGTTCACATAGTGTTCGCCGTCCCGCTTTGATTTCTTTGCAGGAGGTTTGATTAGTGTGTCAGTTTCAGTTGTCATTCGTCATGATATTTTTCATCCTCACCCTAACACTAACTAATCTGCACCAATTGTAAAATAGAAAGCTTTCGCCAACTATCTATTTTACACCGACCTAGATATCCGGTATTTTGTAACTGCCTTGGACAGAGGGGGGCAGTATATCAGTTATTCCGGTAATCCTGACCATCTAAGCCAAAGTTCAGACTGTCCCAAAATGATTTCTGTTCCTTCTTCTCAGCTGGTGCAGGAGAACCACCTTCTTTGTGATCACGGATCTCAACCAATTCACCATAGTGAGTGGTGAGGTTATCATCTGGCAGAGCAGCAGAGATGATGTGATCCTTCCGAATCATATGGACCCGTGTGGCAGAACCTAAGAACCAATCTGAGTAAAACGTAGAGGCCTTAATTCCATCCTGATTCTTCTCAGTGATCACGTTGATGATGTATGGATCCTTGATGAGGAGATTCTTGTCGGTATCCGAAACCACCTGGCAGATCACCGTTTCTCCGGAGACCAGTTTTAGCACTACGCCGATGTTATCGAATGTCATTGAATAGGTACCTCGTGAATCTTAAATGTGAATTTCTCTGATCCGTACAGTTTGATTCTCTCGGCAGCGTGGTTCAGCGTGTAATTTCTGTGTTTCTTCCAGTGAAGGTCATCAGCGATATCAAACACCTTTGTGGGTCTTCCATCGTCTGATTTTCTGAGGCCTCTGCCGATTGATTGAAGTATTCTTATTTGAGATTTAGACGGTGACGCGAAGATGATGTTGTGCAGGTTTCTGATATTTATACCGGTAGAAAACGTACCCATGGATGCCACAATGATCGCATCCTTCTCCTTCTCGGTGATGGCGCGAATTCTTTCACGTTCATCAGTCTCAACATCACCTGAGACGAAGAACAGCTGTCGCGTTCTGCGTGGAAGTTCGTTCAGCTTCTCATCGATCATTTGGTACAACGGCTTTCCATGTTTCTCCACGTAGTTGTACAGAATCAGCGTGTTTCCCTCCTGAGCCATGGCCAAGTTGCGAATGAATTTGTTTCTTCCCTGATGCCCTATGATGAAGTCGATTTCTTGCTGATAATCGTATTTCTTTGCTTCCTGGCAAACCAGATCAGAATACTTCATGAGCAGAACATCGATCGAGAGTTGTGCCAGAGCGTTGGAATCCATTAATTCCTTCGTGGTAGTGACGCGATGAACTGGGCCGAATAATCCCTCGAGAACCAACTTATGAGTCTGCGTGCCGTCCAAGGTTCCGGTCGTACCGATACGGTACTTGGCATCACGTAACTTTTCCATGATGGAACTCAACGATTTTGCCTTGAATGTGTGAGCCTCGTCTCCCACAACCATCCCATACGGTTCAAACCAACGGGCATCCATCTTGTATATGGACTGCCAAGTCGTAATGACCACACGAGAGTTGATGTCCATCTTCTCTTTGCCAGAGTAGATTCGATGGCACTCCGCCTCGTTGTCCCAGCTCTCATCTAACGTTGAGTAGTCCTTGAAGTCAGTGAACATCTGTTCGACTAGAGATGTTGTAGGAACAATCAGCAGAACTTTCTTCGAAGGATTCTCTTCCAGAAAATACCGAATCAGGCAGTAGATGATGAGTGACTTACCAGAGGCCGTGGGACTGAGCAGTAGAGAACGGTAATGAACCAGTGCGTGATGAATCGCCTCGAGCTGGTAGTCACGTGGCTCGATCGCTTTTCCGTTGGCATAAAGCTGCAAGGTATCCGTAAAGGTCTTGACGGCGTCTAGATCCAGGTATGCCTGAGCATCGGCTCTTCCGTAGTAGTCAGAATCGACGTGCTCGAGGGTGCAACCACGAACCTCTGCAAATTCATCGAGGTACGGTATCAGACCACCGTACAGGGTCTTGGCTCGAGAATCAAACAGACGAATTTTGCCATCCCAGAACTTGTTCTTGTAGGCCGGCATGAACTTGTAGCCGGGAACGAAGAACGTGAAGAAATCGGATAGCTCGTATGCCGTCGACGGTTCACAATCGACCGTGACGAAAACCTCGTTCTTCTTCTGGACTTTGATGACCTCAGACACCGCTCGTAAATTTCTTCCACTCGATCATGTTCTTGATCGTCTGGTGGCGCCACTTCACGGAGTCTAGGATCTCTTGCAGAGTCTCGACCAGAGTCTTCAGGTAAATGATCTGAGCCTCTGACTTCTGCAGCTCAGGATCAGAATTGAAGTAGTAGTCCATGTCGGACTTCATGATCTTCAGGCCATTAAATGGATCGTACGGCCAACCATACTTGTCGATGGTTTCCTTGTCCAACTTGCCGTTGAAATGAAGCCACTTGTCTCGCAGCAGAGTTTTCTGGTCAAGCTCAAACTTCTTCAGCCTGAGCTTTGCGGTCGACAGAAGTTCCAGATACTTCGCGTGCAGACGTGCTGTTTGCTTCGACGCCTCATCGAGGTTCAGGTCATCAATGACGGAATCTTTTTTCCACATCTCGTGGATCTCTTCAATGTTGATCATAATGTAATGGACTGTAAGTATCTATCTTACTTCAGAAAGTAGAAATGGGAATACTGAAATGAGGCATCAGCGATGACATACTCCACGTCAGTGTTTTGCGTATGAAAGTCTATTGCGCCGATTGCGACTGGAAATGCCTCGACAAATCTCACCTGACGAATCACGTTGTTGCTACTTGTCAAAATGTGCAGCGTGATATCGTAGGCGTTAATTGTCCCAGTGTTCGCGTTGTCCACCATCCAATTGAACAGCTCGATGTAATTATCCATGTTCTCCGTGATCATGTAACGAATGTCTAGCGGAGAATAAATTACTTTTTCACCAGGATATGAATTCTGTTTGTTACGAAACGGAGCATTTGCCTCGGTGGCAGAGACCGATGGGAGAGGTGAAGAAATGCAGAAGTACTCGGTATTTGAAAACTTTGTCGAGTCGATCGTCAGCTTGAACCCGTTCGGGGACAGCAGGTTTTTGTTCAGCGTGAGATTGTTCATGCCATTATTTATCGTCACAAAAAGAGGGCCCCCTTTCGAGGGCCCTCAATTAGTGTATCAGTTACTTCGGCTGACGTATTAGACGTCGAGCAGGTCAGTGACCTTGAAGATACGGAAGTAACGATTGGCGCGGTTGGTTCCGAGACCGTTGTCGGTCTGGGTGCCAGCGACTGTAGCCTCAGCGAACGGATTGGCGACCATGCCGTAGCGGGTCTTGAATCCGATGCGTGGCTGGAAGTCAGACTGACCGACTGCGCGGACCATTGTCAGTGGGACATATGGGGCGTAGAAGAGTCCGGCATCGTATGGGTTCGTTCCACGATATCCAACCGTGACGTAGTCAAGTGTGGCATATGGATCGATGTACACCTTGGTACGACCATTGAGAACACCAGCGAAGGTGTTGCCTGTGTCGTCAACCTCGAGGTTTGTGCTCAGAGCAGGAGCATAATCCAGCACGCCGGCAGCGGCGAGGGCTGTTGCAAC